GTCAACATGATATTTGGTGATATGGTAGAGGCTCTACTAAAAGGTTTGCTCAGAGCATCTGGCGTACAGTTTGGTGATAACGAAAAGGTGTCAATGCAACTCAACGATAAAGACGAACTGTCAGGTGAGTATGACATGCTACTGGATGGCAAGATAGATGATGTTAAGTCAGCTAGTACTTGGTCATACGAAAACAAGTTTGTTGACTTCTACACGTTAGAGAGTGGCGATACTTTTGGTTACGTGCCACAGCTTGTAGGCTACGCCACAGCAGCTAACAAAAAAGTTGGTGGTTGGTGGGTTGTAAATAAAAACAACGGTAGTTTCAAGTATGTCTCAGCAGCAGACGTAGACAAGGACAAAGTGCTACAAAAGATAAAGGATGTACACACCTACCTTGAAAGCAATGCACCATTTGAGAGATGCTTTACAGACGAGCCAGAGGTATACAGAGGTAAGGCTAGTGGTAACTATAAGCTACCCAAGTCCTGTACATTCTGTAACCACAAGATTAAATGCTGGCCTAATCTAAAGAGTTTACCATCAAAGGTATACAGTGGTAAGAAAGAACCACCAACCGTACATTACACAAAACTAAGAGGTGAATATTAATGACTACAATAACAATCAACGACAAAGACTATGCAACAGACGATATGTCTGATAAAGAAAAAGAGATTGTACAACTGTTGCAGCAGAACCTAGTATCTGTTAATATGCTAGAGCACTGGCTACAGTGTGTTAAGTTTGTAGGGGAGATGAAGACACGAGAACTAGAGAAGTCTTTAAACGAAGAGACAGAGATGGTTCGTGCTCGTAACGAAAAAGGACACTTTATAGCAGATGACCCAGACACCCCAGAAAACGAAGCGTGGGTTGAGAAACCCAAAGAGAAGAAGGAGTAGCTCTAGAAGGTATCGCAGTGGATTAGAAAATGAAATCGCTGAGTACCTAAAAGATCACCAAGAAAAAGTCAGGTATGAACGTTTAAAAATAGAGTGGGAAGACTTACGCTATAGAACGTACACGCCTGATTTTATTTTAGACAATGGTATCATAATAGAGACAAAGGGTATCTTTGATACTGAAGACAGACGTAAGCATCTAGCCATACGAGAACAACATCCAGAGTTAGACATACGGTTTGTCTTCAGTAACAGCAAAGCAAAGTTGTACAAAGGTGCGAAGTCTAGATACTGTGAATGGTGTGACAAACACGAGTTCAAATGGGAACATCGTATCATACCTGAAGCATGGCTAAAAGAAAAAGGCAAACCTATTAGAGTTAAACTTATACCTTTTAAGGGAGAGAAAAAAATAACATGACAAAATATGCAATAGGAAAAGACGAAGTAGCTCTAGTCTTGAAGCCTTGTTCTTTTGATGGCAAGGGTAGATGGACAGGAGAGTTAAACACTGGTCTAGTTGTAGGCGAACTTAATATGTTAACTCCAGAAGACACATCATACTTAGTGCATTTAGCTACGTTGATGGGTGCATTTTTAGAGCTTGCACAATACGATCAAGACCTATATAATTTAGTAGAAGAACACAGAAATGAACTAGTAGGTTACGAGAACGAAGAAGATGCACCACTGTACGAAAAGGTAGAGGGTACTGACGGTAAAGTTCTAAAACTTACTAGATATACAAAAACACAAGGAAGCGCATAATGGATACTATTGATACACTTACTATGAACGGACAAACATTGTTTGATGACACAGATATAATTAGTTTTGATCCAGTAGATAAACCTGCACACTATAATTTAAATGATGGGGTTGAGTGTATAGATTATATTAAACAAGTCTTAGGTAAAGAGGGTTTTGTTGCATACTGTAGAGGTAACGTTATGAAGTACAACCACAGGGCTATGTATAAAAATGCTACACCTGTAGAGGATTTAAAGAAAGCACAGCAGTATCTGACTTGGGCTAACGAAACATTAAGGGAAATACACAAGTGATAGGAAAGAAAAAGTTTAGCGTTACATTTCTACTAGAGGTAGATGAGCCGTGTAACGTTCTGTCAACTGTAGAGGACGCACATGTGGAAGATGTACACGATCTGATACACAATACGTTTCACGACATAGACGATGTGAACATAGAAAATTTAAATATAAGGGAGAGATTATGATCAACGCTAGTGACATCGAAGCATTTGAATATTACAATGAACTGGAGTCAGGTAACATACTTCCCACAGATTATCAAACGTTTATACATAAATCTAGATATTCTAAGTGGCTACCTAACGAACTAAGACGTGAGAGTTGGGCAGAGACAGTTGACCGTTACATGAAGAACATTGTCGGTGATATGCTAGGCAAGAAAGACTATGCTGAGATAAGACAAGCTATACTTAACCTAGAGGTTATGCCATCCATGAGAGCCATGATGACTGCAGGAGCAGCAGCAGATAGAGACAACACATGTATCTACAACTGCAGCTATTTACCTGTGGATGATCCTAAGTCTTTTGATGAGGCTATGTTTATCCTATTGTGTGGTACAGGCGTTGGCTTCAGTGTTGAGAGACAATACATAAACAAGTTAGCTGAAGTGCCTGAGTTGTACGATAGTGAGACTACTATTGTAGTGCAAGACAGCAAAGAGGGTTGGGCTAAGTCTTTCAGACAGCTACTAGCTTTACTGTGGGCTGGTGAGATACCCAAGTGGAACATGTCTAAGATTAGACCAGCAGGTGCTAGACTACAAACATTTGGTGGTAGAGCATCAGGCCCAGCGCCTTTAGTTGATCTGTTTAACTTTACTGTGCAGACATTTAAGAACGCACAAGGACGTAAACTAAATGCACTAGAATGTCACGACATTATGTGTTTTGTAGGGCAGATAGTAGTTTCTGGTGGCGTTAGACGTAGTGCTATGATATCATTGTCGAACCTGAGTGATGATCGTATGCGTCACGCTAAGTCAGGACAGTGGTGGGAAAACGCAGGACATCGTGCTCTAGCAAACAACTCTGTATCTTACACAGAGAAGCCCGACATGGAGTCCTTCTTGCGTGAGTGGTCATCACTCGTTGAAAGTAAATCTGGTGAAAGGGGAATATTTAATCGTGAAGCATCTAAGAAACAGGCTGCAAAGTATGACAGGCGTGATCCAGAACACGAGTTTGGAACTAATCCCTGTAGTGAAATCATACTCAGGCCGTATCAGTTCTGCAATCTTACGGAAGTTGTTGTCAGGGCTGGAGATGACGTGGATTCTATTGCGAGAAAAGTCAGGCTTGCAACGATTCTTGGAACAGTTCAGTCCACATATACTAAGTTCCCATATCTGCGAAAGGTGTGGCAGCGAAATACCGAAGAAGAACGACTGTTGGGTGTGTCACTCACAGGGATAATGGATAATCCTTTGATGACAACAAAGAACAAAGGTCTTGATAAAACATTGGAGTTTTTAAGAAATGTATCTGTATCTACTAATACTGAATATGCTAGTCTTTTTAACATACCCTGCTCTGTTTCGATTAGCTGCAATAAGCCATCGGGAACCGTATCACAATTGGTTGAGCCATGCGTTATGAAACCTGACACCACTGTAGTGTTTAGTTTTCCTATAAAGTCTCCTAACAAAGCAGTTACTCGAAATGATCTAACAGCTATTGAACAACTGGAGACATGGCTAATGTATCAAAGACATTGGTGTGAGCACAAACCTAGTATTACCTGCACTGTCCGTGAAGACGAATGGCTAGATGTAGGTGCGTTTGTGTACAAACACTTTGACGAAATGAGTGGTATATCCTTCCTACCCCACTCAGATCACACATACCAACAAGCACCCTATCAGGAGTGTAGCAAAGAAGAGTACAACGTGCTCCTCAAAGCTATGCCTCGTAACATAGAGTGGTCAGCTTTGTGTGATTATGAAAAGGAAGATAACACTGCAGCTATGCAAACACTCGCCTGTAGTGGCGATACGTGTGAGCTAGTTGACTTAACATAAAGGAAAATAAAATGGAAATAATTGGATTAATTGCGGCTGTGTTTATAGCGTTACAAACAGTAACTTATATACCAAAGGTATCAGTGTCAGCAGAGATTAAGCAGCATGAAGTAGTCGAGAGCGTTGAGTAGTGTATGTACTAGTGATCATAATGTCTGTTGCACCAGGATTTATTAGAGTCCAAGCAATTGATCATGTATATCCCACTATGGAGATGTGTAGAAATGGTGCAGCTTATATAACTAGTGAGCTTATGAGTAATAAGCCCTCTTCTGAATCCACCGTGTCTGCTTATTGTACTGAGATACCAACAAAAGTATAATGAATCTAGAGCGTGAAGCACAGATACACATGGAGAAAAAACTAAAGCTTTTCTTTGAGGAGCTAGAGGTAAAGCTATGGCCTGTAAGAAAACACATAGAAGAAAACTTATGTGATGGTCTATACAAAGCTAGAGCTTTACAGGACATAGATGACATACTTATGATAGCTAAACACGCTGCAGAAAAGTATGGTTTAAAATAAAAGGGTAGCCGTTGACTTAACGTTGGCGGCTATTCTACATTCCAGTTTTGATTTTCAAATTAAGATGATCTATGTAAGACTCGTAAGTTTTTAACTCTCTAAAGTTAAAGTCTTTCAGTTCTGCATCTACACCCAAACTTTCCATGTAACGCATAGCTTTTTTCTGCTGTGCTTTAGTTCCTTTGGTGGACGCTCTATATCTTTGTTGATCTAAATAAGCTGAACTGCCAGGAATATCAAAGTAGTCTCGTAGCTGATCCCTAGCTTTTTTAAGTTCATACTTTACCCTGCCTCGTTTGTACTCCAAATCACCATCTTGAAATCTTTTACTAGACAACAACACCTGCATACGTTTTTCTAACATGGGTGCAAGCCCTGCATTAAACAATCTATCATAGGTAGGTATGTTAGATCTTTGATCTTGCTTCCATGACTGTAGATTTGCTAGAGTATATGCTTGTTCTGTAGCTGTCTTACCTCTTTTAATGTTTAGACCTAGTATACGAGCTAGTGGGTTGGCGTCATATATGTCACCCTCTCTGCTACTTACACGTAAGTTTTCACCTGTAAGAGTTTCTGATTCTCCTATCAAAGCCTCCAATATATTATCAAAGTATTTAGTAGATGATTGTGTAAACACTGGTAAAAAACCGTCAGCCTGTCTAACATCTTTTGCTACATCATTGTCTGCTAAGAAACCTATAGATCTGTTGAGAGCGTCAAGAGGACGTGTTGCACCAGCAGCCACGTTACCTAATGACTTATACAATGCATCCAGATCTGCCCCTCTTCCCCCACTAGAAAAGAAATCTATTGCGTTAAACACGTCATTACCAAACTGTAAGTCTCTTGCAACTTGTCCAATGGCTAACTGATTACCTAGTTCTTCTATTAGTTCAGGAGGAACAGTCTCTCCTTTTGCAGTAAGATTACCAACTCTTCCAGCAACTAAGAACAACGAGAATGGAAACACGTTTCTGACATCCATCACAGTTCCACTCATTTCTATTTCGTTTACCCCTAAACCTTTTTTCTGTCTCTCATCATCCAATTGCATAGCTAAAACCAAACCAGTTGTACCTACTAGTGAACGAGCAAAAGCTTCATTTGTTTTTATACCAGGTTCTTTTTTATAAATACGTGAAGCAACTCCAGCAAAGCTTAACGGACTCCACTGATAAGCTGTTGCCACAACGTTGTTCATAAATCTACCAAAAGGTATAACAGTACCCAACACAGGTGTGTTAGAGGCTTGTTCCACAGCCCTAGCCACAGCACCTAAATACTGATCATCTGTTGTATAATCTTTTGAGAACACTGATCGTAGTGTAGTATCTACTGC